TCATTGAACGACGGCACACCAATCAGCTGGCTGAGCTGCATGCGGGTAAATCGGGCACGCTCGATAATGAAGGCGCCGTCATCAATACAGGTGGCGTCGGGGCTTGGGTACATATCGAACGGTGATACCCGCTCAAACTCAGGCCGGATAGTGGTGCTTTTGACCGGCTGCCAGCCTTCTAGCCATTCCAGTGTAGGAACACGGCGCAGTATCGGCGCGCGGATAAACGCAGCGGGATAGGTAACAAAATCGTCAACGAACTGCTCGAACGCTTCACTCCAACCGCCTTCGGCCAACTGGTCAGCAATGGTGTCCTCATGGCGTTCGGCAGCTTCTTCTGCCTTCTCTTGCGCCATTTGCCGCACTTGCTCGCGCGCCTGCTCAATCAGCGCAGCCATATCAACTTGCTGGCCTTCCTGCTGCATCTGCATCGCTTGCTGCTGCATCTGCTGGAAGACAGGGGCGATGTACTCGTCGGGCACGTCAGCCACCGGCGTCGGCTGTAGCCCCCATGGCTGCTCATTGACCGGCATCATAATGTCGCGAATCCAGGCACCGGCAGCGCGGCACTTGGTGGCGGTCAACATCATGTAAATCTCGGCACCGCCTTCCTTGCGAATCGCGGCCAGCTTGTTAGGGTCGTACTCGCCTTTGCGACGACGCAGGCAATCCAGCAGGCGGTATTCAACCTCTTGCTTGGCCGTCTTGGCTGACTCCCACGACCGGCGAATGTGCGCACCCAGCGACGACTCCATGAGCTGACGACGGCGCTCCTCCTCCGCCTGCATCTGCTGAGCTTCAGCCGCTTGCTCGGCGTGCATCTCAGTCGCCGACTTGTACTGCAGCAGTCCCAAGCTAGCCATTAGCAGCACCCTGCGTTATCGCCTTGTAGATAGCAGCATCGGCAGCGCGCTTATGGGTACGCATGCGCTGTACGTTGCGGCGCATCGGCCCGAGCTGCTTGAACAGGTCCGTGATATAGCTAGCAGGATCGTCAAGGAATTCCAGCAGCTTGACGTTAAACGTCACGCCCATGTTGCCTTCGACTTCAAACTGCAGGCGCATGCCTGGCTCTGGCGTCGTGACCTTTTCCTCAATGATGATCATATCGATCTGCACATGCCCCACGTCCGGGCGAAAGCGATTAGAGGGAATCGGGATGCCGTACTTCATTAGCTCTTGCGCAATACCTATCGCCGCATCGCGAGCGAATTTCTCAATGTCGCGACTTTGCAGGCCCGCGAGGCGCAATGCTGCCGTTCGTGCCCGCTGCTGCTGCGAGCCGTTCGGGGTGGTGTGAATCATAGCGCCTCCCGGCGGGGTGGTTAGATTTGGGTTGACAGCCGATTGTCGATAGAGATCTGCCCGCGAATGCCTTCAATAAGCTCATCCAGCTTGCTGCCGTCTATCTCAATGATGGAGGTCTCGAGACGGCGAGCCCTGCCGTCTGCCCGCTGATAATGGATTCTCAGAAGCCCCGACTCCACGGTAGCGCTGTCAACCCCCTCAATCTCGCCCTGGATTCGTCGGATCAGGTGATCGTTGAGCTCAGTCTGCATGTTATCTCCTCAGATCAGGTGTGGGCAGCCCAGCCGCCACGCGACTCGCGGTTAGCGGAGGTGGTGGGTAGCTGCGCTCTGGTAAATAGCGATGAACGTGCGAGGGTTTCTAGCGCTTTGGCACCGTGGGATGCCCAGTCATGTCGAGGCGTCGACTTGTACACGCCGCGCTTGTCGTCCCATTCCTTCCGATAGTTATCGAGGCACAGCACGCCCTGGTGGCAAGCCTCTTCGTCTATCCAGCACATCGGCAAGAATTGGCGTGTCGCTTGAACGCCCTCGGCGTGGTTGCTAATCCGCGGTACCGTCTCAAAATTGATGCCAAAGCCTTTAGCCACGTCGCTGCGACTTAGCCCGGTACCCAATTCCCTAACGGCCAGATCGTGCGGGCCAAAGTGACCACCATAGCGGTAGCCCTTCTTGTTGAGCAGGTCGGCGTAATATTCAATGCCTTCGCCCTCGCCTTCCAGATAGTCGACAAGATGCACTTCACGCCCAACGACCTGGGCAAACCAAATCGCCATGGTGTCGTTCATGCCCAAGTCCCAACCGGTATAAACCGGCAGGCTTGGATTAACCTGCACCTCACTGGTAAGCCGCTTGTTCTTCCGCAGGTGCTGCATTTGCGTGGCGAAGTACGCACCTTCCACCGACTGGCTAAACGCTTCCTCCGGCGTGCTGGGGTATTCCCGCTGCATATCATCCTGCAGCTTTTCGGCTTTCTTGGCATACCAGGCGCGCTGGCCGTCAGTCGTTTTGATGCCGTGCTTGTGCTCAAGCTGCTCGAAATATTCCGCCAGACGCTGAGGTATCACGACGCCCTTGGGGCTCATCGTGTACGTTGGCTCTTGCCACCACGGGAAGAAATGAAACTGAAAGTCCATCTCCGTCAGCGTGCGGCCCATCTCTTTGAGCCGCTGCGCTGTCTGCGAGTAGTCAAAGAAGTAGCCTTCACGCCCCTCGGCAGTCGATTCCAGTGTTATTTGATTACCGATACCCACCGCTTCAAAGGCACCGGTGACGATCTCCTTAGCCTTGTGAGGGAACTGGCGGCATATCTTGCCGAACTCCGATACGTGTAAGCGCTGCAGCGTGCCGCCACGGTAAGAGGTGGAGACCTTGATAGAGCTGCCGTTATCAAAGACGTAAGCGCCGGAGCCTGACTTATCGCTGATCGCCCTGGGTATCTTGGTACCCAGCATCTTCAGCAGCGCGTGCCAGGCATCGTCGATGTTCTCGTAGGCGAAGGTGATCTTGTTCCGAAATATGTCCTGCGCATCTTCCAGCTTGTGGCAGATACAGCCCGCGGCGAAGTTGTCCTTGAACAGGCAGTCATCCAGCGCATCGATCATCTCAAACGTGGTAAAACCGAGCTGGCGAGCCTTCAGAATCAAATCCAGGCAGTGCCCATTCAGGTAGCGTTCACGCTGCGCCTTGTTGGGCTTGAAGCGCACCTTTTTGCCTGACTTATTCTTGATCTTGTAGAGCGAGTTGAGCCGAAACCACTTGAGTGACAGCGCGGCCAGCAGATCCTCTTTATCGGAGCGCCTGCCCTTGGCGTGGGCTCGCAGGTAGGCCTCTGCGCGCTTGACCTGCCGTGCCCGCTCACTCGGCCCCAGAATCACTTGGCGCGACCTCTGCCATCAGCTCTTCAAACGACTTCACGCCGTCGTCCTTGTCGCTGGCGTCCAGACCGTAGTTCTGACGCTCCAACTTCACGACACGCTCCAACGCTTGGGTGCCATACCCCATGCACTTGCCGACGTATTCCAGCGGCACGTCAATTTCTTTAATGCCGTCGCCGTCATTGATCGTAATAGTGCCTTTCTCTACCTGCCCTTCTAGTAGATCGGCATAGCGCTCAAGGATTTTACGCCAGCGCTCAAGCCCCTTTCGGTGGCCCTTAACAACAGCGGCATTCTCGTTAGCCGCTTGCTCAACCACCTCGTCATCAAGTACGGCCTGTGCTTCTGGCGGCAGCGACGCGCGAGTAATCTTTTGCTGAGTACGCTCGCGCACACGGTCGGTTAAATCCTTCTCCCAGCCGTACTTCTTAGCGCGGCGGGAAATGTTGGAGCGGTTAACGCCGTGGCGCGCCTCTAGCTGGGCGAGCGAAAAACGACCGGTGCGATATTCCCGCTCGATCAGCTCCCAATCGTGTCGTTTCGCCATAAAAAAACGCCGCCATTGCTGGCAGCGCCCTCATAGAATAGGTGCCGGACGCTTCACAGCGTGCGGCGGGTGTCGGTAGTGTCAGCAGTGCTTCACAGCATGGCGTGGCTACCTACCCCATCTAACGGTCAGGGGTGCCCGAGACTGATCACCTCCTATTACCGGCGGGGATTCAGTGCGCAACGCTTCACAGCGTGGCGTGTCGCTTCTCAGCGAGATTGGGTTACGCTTTTACTAGCTGCCAGTCGTCTGCATCCATATCGCTCTGACTGGCCAACCAGCCTGGGAGCATGGCGCGACGACCGTGCGCATTGACTGTGTACATATCGAAGTGAGGCAGAATCTCGCACTCGTCAACGCCGTGCTTCTTGTAGACGCTTCCTTCAAACATGGCGTGCGTTTCGCCCTTGCTGCCAGGGTTATAAATGCACCACATACCCTTGCCGTTCCATCCAGCACGCTGGACTTTGTGGCCTTCTTTCATTGCTTGGATGGCTTCACCAAAATTCATCTCGACTTCCTCACGAAGTGTTTGCGGTGCTTGTAGTACCAGTACCCAGACAGCAAGAACAAAGTGATAATCAAGCGCAGCAGGAGCCACTCAAATAAGCGCCTACTTGGTGTCAACTTCACGATACAGCCCCGGCTGCGCCTTACCCTGCTGCCATGAGCTAATGCCCTTCTC